TGAAGTGGTGAGAATCTGCGAGCTGATGGAGCAGAGGGGCATCCAGCGCATCCAGTTGGCCGACGCCATGGGAGTATCGCCTTCCTGCATCACCAAATGGGTGCAGGGGACGGCGCTGCCAAGCGCCGACAAGCTGCCCCGGCTGGCCGCCGTCCTGCAATGCAGCATCGACGCCCTCTACGGCTCCGAGCCGCCTGGGGGCGGAACCGGGGCCGCAAGCTGAGAAAGGAGTTACTTATGTTTTGCACACCGGAGCAGCGGCAGATTGGCCGCTGGATTGAGAACCATTATGACATTGACAAGGTGCAGTGCGCCGAGATAGTCACCAAGAACGCGGTGCGCCTGACCCTCCGGGGCCACGAGCCCACCATCCTGATCCTCCGCCAGAATGGGCGGGTGGACCAGATTCCCGAGGCGGCGCTTTTCGAGGCGGCCGTCTGACCTCATGCCAATATTGTACCCCCAGGGAGGAGTGATTACCATGCCGGAGGAATACCGGAATATCTACAAAATCTGTCGAAAGTCTGCCGGTTTTACCCAGGAAGCGGCAGCGGAGCGGCTGGGTATCAGCGTGGAGAGCCTGCGGGCCTATGAGACCGGCCAGCGGGTACCGCCTGACGAGGTAGTGGAGACAATGTCGGACCTGTACAATGCCTTACATCTGATTGTGCGGCATGTGCGCGAGCGAAATGCCATGTACAGCCGGGTAGTACCGGAGGTGCCTCAGTGCTCCGTGCTGGAGGCGTCGGCTAAACTGACCAACCGGATCTATGCCTTTGCTGACAGCCACGCCGACCGGCGTCTCATGCAGATGGCAGAGGACAATGTGATTGACGCGGCGGAGCGCCCCGAGTTTGATGCCATCATGGAGGATTTACAGTGCATCGTGGAGGCCGCCATGGCCGTGCGCTACGCCAAACAGGGACATCTTGAGGAGGGAGTAAAGTGAAAAAGGCAACCAAGCGGCCGCTCACGGACGAGGAGATCATGGCGTATGACAACGTGCCGATTGATGTGGCGGCCCGATACATAGGCTGGTCGTCACCCACCATCTACCGTGCCCTGCGGGAAGAGCGGGCACCCTTCGGTTTTGCCGTTTGCAGCGGGGAGGCAGGGACGTGGACATACAACATCAGCCCCGGCCTCCTGGTGAAGTACAAGAGGGGAGACCTGCCTACCTACCGCCTCCGGGAGCTGGAGGAGGTCATGGTGCGCCACGTCCAGGAGGCGCTGGATCTGCGGCTGGCCGGAGTGTCGGCGCTCATGGGAAAGGTGCTGAGCGCATGAGCATGATACGGCTGGAGCTCAGCAATCGGGACTATAACACCATCGCGGAGGCCCTGCTGGAAAGCGCCCTGGACTGGGAGCACGCCGCGGACGAGCTGGGGCGTCTGCACCAGTTTTGCGTCCGGACAGAGGACCCAGCCTACGAGACCAAGCTGGCCCGGCTGGACCGGGAGCAGTGCTGCCATAGGCGTCTCGCCCGACGCAGGCGGGCCGTGCTGGAGCGCCTGCAAAAACAGAAGGAGGCAGAATCATGCTGATGGAGCGTTGGAGGCCGCTGGATCTGCGGCGGCGGGGCGAGCTGGGCCCGTATGACGGGGAGCTGATTGCCCTGCACATGGTCCCCAAGACCTCGGGCCGCAGCGAGCGGTACATGGTCGGCCGGCTGGAGGTTGAGGCTGGGCGCACCTGGATGTGCGGAGGAGGCAATACCTTGTCGCCGGCAGAGATGCGCAAGTTCTACGACCTTCGGTGGGTTTATCTGCCGGAGGACGAGGTCAAAAAAGAAGGCCCCAGTCGCTCGGACACAGCGACCAGGGCCTAACGTGAAGACACCTGTATTATAGCACACAATTTTGAGTTACACAAGGGGGTGGTGCGCCTTGATGGAGTTTCACTTCAACGCAGAGCTGGCCAAGCAGTACGGCGTGGATGGAGCGATTTTCCTTCACTGCATGGCGTTCTGGGTGGCTAAGAACCGGGCCAACGGGCGGCACTACCATGAGGGGCGGTATTGGACCTACAACACACTGGAGGCCCTGTCCAAGCTGTTCCCCTTTTGGTCCCGCCGCCAGTTGGAACGCATCATAAACGGGCTCAAGGAGGCCGGGGCCCTCCTGGCTGGAAATTTCAGCGAGGACCGGACCGACCGCACCCGCTGGTATGCCCTGGCTGATTGCATCCTGGAGGTCTATGGGGAAAGTGAGCCGCCCATTTCACGAAATGGTGAAATGCATTTCACCGATCGGGGACAGCCATTTCACGAAACTGTGAAATGTAATAAGGAAACAGTTACTTACCAGATAGATCCCCCTAAGCCCCCCAAAGGGGGCCGGAGGGGAAGTGCAGAGCTGGATGGGGCAGTCAAGGCCCTGCTGGCGGAGTACGCTGCCGGAGACACGGAGCTGGCCGAGGCCCTGGATGCCCTGATGGAGATCCGGGCGGCGAAAAAGGCGGTGGACTCCACCCGGGCGGTGACCACCCTGCTCAACCGGCTGAACCGCCTGTCAGACAATTCGCGGGAAGTAAAGCTCCAGATCCTGGAGCAGTCCGTGACCAACAGTTGGAAGGGCATTTTCCCGCTGAAAGGCGGACAGGCCCCAACGAGAAAGGAGCCAAAACGATATGTCGAATAACACCCCGGAGCTCAGCGATGTGCTGCTCTACGACCCCGGCTATCTGAACCCTGAACTGCCCACCGGGTTCTGGTTCTGCGCTGACCCGGAGGACGTGCTGGCCGTCCAGATCAACGCCGGATGCCTGCGGGCTTCGGCGGGCTGGGAGGCATTGAGCCGCCACGAGCGGTTTTTCCTCCAATTTTGCTACGTGCTGGTAGTCTGCGGGGACCCGGAGAAGCGGGCGGTCATGGTGCGGGAGTTGCGCCAGCGTCTGCCCAACGTCATCCTGCTGGCCGTGGAGGACAAGGGCTTCTGCCGGTGCAAATCCGTGCGGGATCTCCGGGCCACCTGCGGACTGCGGGCGGTGGAGCGGATGCTCCTGGAGGCGGTGGAGATCCCAGCCTACGGCCTCCTGGACCTGGCGGACGTAAGCGCGCCGGACGTGTCCAAACTGGACAAGGTGCTCTTCGGCATCTCCAACCTGGACCGGGCCACGGGCGGGGCCGTCATGGGGGAGCTGTCCGTCTGGACGGGCAAGAGGGGCGAGGGCAAGAGCACCCTGCTGGACCAGTTTCTGCTGGAGGCCATCGACCAGGGGCAGCCGGTGTGCGCTTACTCCGGTGAGCTCCCCGCCTGGAAATTCAAATACTGGGCGTCTCTCCAGGCGGCGGGCCCCAAAAACCTCCAGGTCCGCAAAGACCAGTTGAGCGGCCGAGAGATTCCGCACCCGACCCCTTTCGCCCAGCAGATGATCGACGAGTGGTGGCGGGGACGGTTCCTGCTCTACGACATCGGCACCAGCACCTACCACGACGCCGCCAATATCCTGCGGGTGTTCCGCTACGCCCACCGGCGCTATGGGGCCAAGGTCTACCTAGTGGACAACCTCATGACCGCCCGCTTCCGGGGGAACGACCGGGACTTCTACCGGGCGCAATCGGAGTTTGTTGCGGAGCTGGCCTCCTTTGCCCATGATAACAACGTCCACGTCCATCTGGTCGCCCACCCGCGCAAAACTGACCGCATCTCAGATTCGGACGAGGTGGCCGGCATCGGGGACGTGACCAATCTGGCGGACAACGTCTACGTCCTGGAGAAGGAGGAGCGGGAGGACCGCCAGCAGGATTCGGTGCTTACGATCCTCAAAAACCGCTTTTTCGGGGAGCGGGGCCGGAGCATTGGCCTGAACTTCGAGCGAAGAAGCAAGCGGTTTTACAAGTCGGGGACGGGCAACCCGGACAAGGTGTACGGCTGGGCGCTGAGCGGGCGTCAGGCAGTTGTGGATTTGCCGGAGGGCGGAGAGGACCCGTTCCCGTAAGCGGAAGGAGGGCGTGCAGATGGAGAAGCGGCGGCTGGAGCTGATTGAGGCGGAGTGCCGCCGGCATGCCGCCCTGGCACGGGTGGACGCGGCCCGCCGGGCCGAGCATGAGGAGGTGGCGGAGGCCCTGGCGTGGGCGCTTCGCTGTCTCGGGAAGGAGGAGCCCATATGCGTATCGGTGAGGCTTACACCTTTGTCCCCGCCGCCTTCGGCGCGGAAATTGGGGGCAAGGACACAAAAACCATTCCCCGGCGGGTGACCGGGCATATTGAGTACATCAACCGGGCCCACCGCTACTTCACCGTCCGGGTGGACACCGGACGGGGAATCCTGCGGGAGAGCTTCAAATTTTAAACTGGAAGGACGATAAACGTGAAGACAATCGCCATTGTAAACCTGAAGGGCGGCGTCGGAAAGACCGTCACCGCCGTCAATGTGGCCGCCATCCTGGCCACCGAGTACGGCCAGCGGGTGCTGCTCATTGATGCAGACCCCCAGGCCAACGCCACCCAGTCCCTGCTCCCGCCGGGGGAGTACAACACCCTGGCCGGGCTGCTGACCATCCCGGACGCCTACTACGACGACCTGCTGTATCACAGCAGCATCCGGGGACTGGACGTACTGCCGGCGGACGACGAGCTGCGCAACCTGGATGTGGATCTGCTCCAGGGGGAGCGGCCCAACCTGCGGGCCATCCGTGACCTGCGGGACGCGGTGGCGGAGGATGACGCCTACGACTGCATCGTGATTGACTGCCCACCCGCGCTGTCCCC